GGGGTACATATCAACTATCCTCTCTAAGTTGTGGCCGGAGGTGCATATTCATAAAGAAGAGGCACATTCAAGAAAAATACCGGTGAATAATCGGGTCCTACTTGAAAGTAAAAGGTATTTACATCATAATCTATTTCTGCATGATTAGATTCTTCATGGGTAACCCAATCAAATGTTATGGTATCGGTAGATGTTGCTGTATTTATATTACCTAATGTTCGAGATAGTGGTGAAGTATCTAGCATAGTATATATGCTGTACATAGGTGCATTTACACTTAGTCCAGTATTTGTTTTTTGATTAACTAATGCTGTACCAAACGCTGTTTTCTTTCTAATTGAAAATTCTGCAGCTGCTTTTGATCTACTAACATTGATATTAAAAACTGCATGTGAAGGATCATATTTACTTGCTGCAAGTAACTCTCTACATCTCCCACCCGATACAGATTTATATTGTTTAGAATCTACATTTAATTTCCATGTAAAAGACCCTCTTTCACCAAGAAAACATGATGAAATCAAATGATAGGGTGTAGTTGTTGCAAAATTGAAAGGTGCCGGTACTGCTGAAACTGGCCCAGTTGCAGTATTTACACCATTAGGATCAAAACCTCTATAAAGTGGTCTTCTAGACATATAATTATAATGAAATTCAGATTGAGACGTTGGAATAACATCATTCCAAGACATATGATGATTACACCGTTGCAACAATTCACGTAACGAAATAACATTTTCTCCCATATACACTAAATTTACATTCTTATCAACACTAGATGGTGCTCCCATAACCACTTCTTCCCCACTCTGAACTTTATAAAAATTCAGATAGTCATTGATTTCCTTAGGAGCTGCAAATTCTATATTCTCAGCCGCACGAACAAAAACCATAACTGTTATATCTGCAGAAGCTACTGGTGAGGTTTGTTCATTCATAACTCGCACAGTCAATATACCATTTACTGTATCCGAAGAATCTGCAGCCAATGAAGTTGTTGAGAAAAACGTATCTGTTAACGTGGCTGGTGTTTTAAGATAAGATGTTCGTTGTATATAAGGGATTCTAACGCTTACAAAAGTTTCATCCGTAATATCTTGTATATGATTGAATACTGTCTGAGTATTATTGGTGACATTAGCAACATCACCAACTGGATCCCATGAAATTCGAATTCTGCCTCTATGGTATTTAGAACAAACAATTTTAAAGTCATAAATTATATCTCCCCTCCAAAATTCAAACATTTGATTCAGCAAGAACATTGGTGTACCATTTATGTAATTCTGACCTGTGCCTGCATTCACCACAAACGCGTTTGGGCTAACATAAGTATTCCACAATAATGTATTAGATGTATCAGCAGCTTGCCATGTAAATTCTGTCAAATAAGAGCTTCTAGCACAGAAGTTACTAATAAGTAATGGATCTTCACTAATGTCACCTATGGCCTTATTATCTATACATAGTTCATTTTTAGAATCTAAAGACAATTTTTCAGTAACATCAGCCTGGTCCGATGTAGCCAAGCCATGAAAAGGCAAATTTTTATATGGTAAAATTTTGTCAATCACAGGAACTTTTGTAAAACCAAAACTGGCAGCAACATCTGCTACACATTTTGCGGCCATACTTGTGGCAGTCATATATTCACCTACAAAAGGTATTTTGGTTAACAACCCCGTAGATCTGGCTATAGCAGAAGCCACCTTAGAAACTGGACCACTATGATATTCGTCACCACTCTGCGCTGCTAGATCTACTGTTAATCCACTCAATTGCACATTCTCTGCCCACGTGTATACATTAATTGATACATTAGTTCCAACAGTTCCATTTGCGCTAGCCAAATCAACAAATGATCTCATGTTAACGCGCCCCATTTGAGCAATTTTTGCTGTACCTACTGTCCCATGAATGGGTAACCATTCAGATATACTCAAATATGGTAAGGTTAATTCACATCCCTTGCTTTCCTGAGGATAAAAGAAAGCATGAGGTCTTTGAGATTGTGGTATTTTGTGATTTCCTACAACATCTATGGGTGCAGATGCTAGCATAGTACTTAATGGATCATAAGATGCTATATATGCTCCATAATAAAATGGTGAAGCGTTGATTATAATTTTGACTTTTAAATCACAACGTATAAAACCATAATTATGTAATTTATACTTGATAGCTGCTGTATTGAAATACAATGACCATGGGTCAAAAGTGTTGCTAAAAGGTGTTCCCAATGAGCTTGTTGTATTTATAATATTAACAGGTCTAGATAAAAAATCCTTCAAATCAGAATCAGCTGTATTTGTAGGTGTATACCATTTTTTAGAAACGTTTTCTAACACTGATTCCCCAGCATCCAAATCGTTAAAATTTGTAGTCACTTGTTTAAGATTAGCATCTGCTACACTATTATCAGTACCATCAAGCAAACCTGATTGGGGTTGAAGATTGTTCATGGTACAACTTTCAAAAACCATTTCATCACTAGAACAGCAATTACTATTAAACACACATTTTACTGCTTTTTGTGAAAATGCAGACAAAACTTCTAAGATAGGAAAATTTCCCATAACGTCATGAACAAATAGTTCCACGCCTTTACCACTAAAAAGTAGACTTACTATCATCAGTCTCAGTACACTTACTCATACTACGATTATGTATGAACGCATTATAAATGTACATCCGCGTGGACACAAGCGCTACGCTTGTGAGTTTGATATTTTTATATAAAAGATAAAACAAGGACGATATGCTTCATCAGTTTAACGAGTTTAAAAATAAATAAAAACTTCTCAACATATAATTTACACTTCATAACACTCTTCAAATGACTTACATTTGCTAGAGCTTTTTATGAATCTTACAACTAAATCATCATATGTAGGGAACGTATCCGAATTAACATAATCTGACCAACCTAACTTGTTGACTAACTCTATCAACATAGGTCTTTTTTCATCAAATATGGCTTTTCCATAAAAAAAATATTCTTGTAGTGCAGTACATAGAACGGATACTCCTTGATATTCTTCAGTTACTGATTTAGACTTAACCCAAACCATGAGCATTTTTTCTATAGATTCATGATCTAAAGGTGCTAACATGCATTTCATGTCTTCATCATATTTCCACTTACGCTTCAAAAATGAAGCATCATCTATATGAATAAATGGTACACTTTCAGCCTCTTTATCTGCCATGGTGTAAACAATATCTAATTCAGCAAATTTTTCTGATATCGCTGTATGGTTAAACCAATCACAATTTTTGTGAATCGACATAATATTGTCATCACCATACGTCATGAGTGCAACATTATCTATAAAGTTTGTTACCTCACCTTCTGGATTAAGAAGAACATAAACGTATCTCATGCGCAAACTATTAACTATACTGTTTAGTATCACAGTTAAAGGGTTCCCTGAAGGATTAGATCCGAACATTTGTACAAGATCACCATTAAAATCGACTACAGAAAAAGCTGTGTCTTCTGCTATACCTCTGATAACTTTGATATCATCATCTGAATAATTATTTGATAGCTTACAAAAGTGAATAAGTATGTCAAACGCACACAAAATCTCCTTTGGACTCATTCTTTTATCATACGCTTTATAATCACCAGCTACTATTCTATCACATCCATGTTTAGTTATTTCAGTGTACAATTCTTGCCATTCTAGAGATTGGGCTATTGTACCTGGAGCTGCTTCGAATGCAAATCTCTCATTTTGTAAAAGCCTACAAAACGATAATAAATATTTCCTAACCACTACACACCAATCAAATGGTGCACCAGTAAAAACTCTTGTTTTCTTCATTTTTGCCTTCTTGAATGTTACAGGTTCATCTTTAAGATGTGCACAAAAATTTGGATTACAACGCTTTCCTTCTAAATATGTTGTAATAATTTTATCAATCCTATTGTTCATTTCTTCAGATGATATCTTTACAGGATCAAGCATACCATGTTCGGGAGGCGTTGATTCTAAAAAGTACTTCTTAGATTTCTTCCAGGGGTTACCGGCACTTGTATTCCTGTTGATTTTATCTATATATGCTACCATAGCACCATTAATAGCTGTAAAATCATCTAATACCATCAACATATCAATGTTCTGAGGGTTCATTCTTGCAGTAACATTTTCAATATAACCTTGTGTACACATATTCAATATCTGAGTGTCTAATCTTATAGGTCTAACCAAGTCCAAAGCTGCTATTCGCCATGGTTCATAAGATGTCATTTCTGGTGCTGTATATTTTTTAAGGTAACATTTAGGTAGAACTTTACTCATGGGTGTGTCAGTAACTTTGGATTTAGTCTTACCTCTAAAATCAGTAAATGAACCATATACGTCAATGGTACCTTCATTCATGTATCTAAAAACTGACTTTTTATGCAAATCCACAACTGGTCTTTTAACACTTTCTGAACTAATCATATCAAAGTCTCCAGCTTGTATATTGAAACAAGACAATTTTTCATAAACTGCATCTATGAATTTTCCATCTATAGCATTCGCAAAAACTTGATTTTTTGATATTGTATCAATAAGTACATGTATTCCTAGTATACTATAACCAAAATCACTACTAACTATCATTGGTGCACCACAATCTCCATAAAGTGTAGGTTTATCACTGAAAGCTTTCCATAAGGCTACAGAACAGTCAATATTATTCTTTGGAAACTTTAGTTTAGTCTCTTTTTGTAATTGAATGTTTTTTAAAACATATTCTAACAATTCACCTTTTGGTGATTTAGATATATATTTACCATTGAAAACACCTGCACTTGTTTCTTTCATGAAATACTGAGTAATTCTTTTCTTTGGTGGTAATTCCCGCAATGATATAAAAGCCAAATCTTTCTCTGGAACCCTGTATATATCAGCTTCAGAGAGTATAACACATGTGTTACTATTTAAACCCAATTTACTTGAAGAAATTAGTGTACAATTTCTTGATACACTACAATCAGGTATACTGTGATTATTTGTTAGATACACATGACCTCCCAGACCTAACAATTTTCCAGTCACGGCTTTATCCTCTGATATACGTGTAGCTATGTAAACAACATTATTGCTTATTTTATTACAGAACTCTTCAAAGGTACCACTTTTGGAAGAAGCACTTTCTCTGGTGAAGTTTGCACTTGATAATTCAAAATTGTTATTATACCACACGTTTTCTCTACCATTCTTTTCATCTTCAGGTCTTTTTCCTATATTTTGTGACACATCACCTTGAATGTCTAGGGATGTTCCAGGATTGCTAATTTTGTATATTGTGAGGGTAGCAACTATTGCAGTCATTATTGTGGTTAAAACAACTTTATTTTGAAATGTATTTTGAACTTTATCACCCATACTAATCCAAAATTGGGCTGTACTCATTCGATTAACTTCACGCAACACAGCCTCTCTCTTCTCTACATAACTTACACAAAAATTTTTGATTTTACAATAAGTTTCAAAATATGTTCTTATCAACATATAATTTGACAAATATAAGAACATACACACAACAATACTCGTAAGAGATAAACTCATGACTATTTCACCAGATTGAGGTGATAATTTATTCTTGCATAAGGAATCTGGTAAAGTACAGCACATACACAAAGGTTCTTTTTCC